TGATAAGAATTTTTATAGTACAGCAGGCAGTTGGAGCAATAAAAACATTTATATTAACCCCTAGAGAAAAAGGCGGCCCAGTAACAGCAGGTAGACCATATCTAGTTGGAGAGAAAGGGCCAGAATTATTTGTGCCAGGACAAAGCGGCGGCATAGTTCCTAATCATGGCCTGGCTATGGCAGGCGGTGGCGAAACTAATGTAAACATAACTTATGAAATCAAAGCATTTGATTCAAAAGGTGCAACGGCGGCTATAGCAGAACAAGCACCAACTATTGTTGGAATAGTAGAACAATCATTTAGAAAGCGCGGTAAACGAGGGCCATTAGGATGAGCGGAACATTTCCAAGCACACCAAAACCAGTCAGCATAGAAGTACAAAGCGTTGAACCTACGCTTATTAGTGTTGCCAATAACTTACGCAGACAGGTTAGATCTAGAGGTGGGCAAAGATGGTTGTTCAAATGTATCTTCCCTCCCCTGGCTAGATCTGACTTAGATCCTATTTTTGCGTTTAGCGTTGCACAACGCGGTCAGTTTGAAACCTTTACCTGGGTACCTACAACAATAGGCACAACCAGGGGCGCATCTAGTGAATCACCAGTGGTAAACGGTGCATTAGCCGCAGGTGTATCTTCTGCCGCTATAGATGGATTAACTGCAAGCACATCTAATATTTTAAGATCTGGTGATTTCTTTAAATTTTCAGGCCATACAAAAGTTTACATGGCTACAGCAGACATGAGCAGTAACGGATCTGGTGCGGCAACTTTAAACTTTGCACCTAAGTTAGATAGTGCTGTTGCTGATAACGAAACATTAACGATTGCGTCTGTTCCTTTCCAGGTCGCTTTCTCAAGTGACAACAGACAATACACAACTGACGCATCAGGATATTACCAATATGAAATAGAACTTGTTGAGGTGATCTAGTGGCAAATAGAGGAAGTACAACAGCTTTCCAGAATGAGATTGTAAAAGATCAATCACATCCACTGCATCTTATAGAAGTGTACCTGGACAGTGCTACCTATTACGTTACTGATAACTTTAGAGACATAACCTATGACAGCAATACATATACAGCTTTAGGTTTCTTTTTAAATTTTGACACCATAGAAGAATCTGCATCTATATCAGCTTCTAAGATCACACTAGGCTTATCTGGTGTAGATCAAACATACACAAACTTATTTTTAACAGAAAATTACGTTGATAGACGCGTTGTTATAAGAAAAGCATTTATAGACACTTCAAACGTCTTGATTGCGGATCCTGTAGTTATATTTGATGGCAGAATGGACAACCCTGTTATCACAGAAGATACAGATTCAGGTTTAGCAACTATAGGTGTGACAGTTTCAAATCAGTTTGTAGATTTTGAAAAGACTCCAGGGCGATACACAAACCACGAAAATCAACAGTTGTACTATCCTGGCGACAAAGGTTTTATTTACGCTTCACAAATCATAAAAGACATAGTTTGGGGGCAAGAGTTTAACGGTGGTAACAGAGTAGAAGGCGCAGGTTCTTTAACAGGTGAACTAACAGGCGCATCCTATGTAAACACAGGCGGTATAGGTTCTGAGTCACAAGTAGTTACTAATCCTTGGGGTAATCCAATATTAATAGATCCAGATTTAGGAGATAGAGTTTATGTAAATGTTGCAGAGCATGGATTTAGTACAGGCGATACAGTTGATATTGGTGGTGCAGAAGGCACAACAGACGTTCCTGCTAGTTCTATAAATGGTGAAAAAACAATAACTGTTTCAGATCCTAACGCTTTTTATTTTGACATTGATGAAACAGTTAGCGTAGTAGAGAATTTTGCAGGCGGCAGAAGTCTAACCATTTATGGTGTGCCACCTGTTACAACTGGTATAAAAACACAGACTACAACTAATAAACAAAACGAAATTGAGATATTAGATCCAACAGAGACTATAAAAGCAGGACAATATGTAACGTTAGAAAATACTGGCGACATAGGCGGCATATCAGAAATAGATTTAGTAAATAAACCTTTTAAAGTTGTTGAAGTAGACAGCAACGGCGTAACAACTGCAAAAGTTGAAGTAGTTAAACAAGAAAAAACAACATCACCACCCATTTCAACAGATACGACGGTTGCTAATACAGTAACAGTGAACATTGCGGATCATGGTTTTGATGTAGGCGATACTATAGTTATTGCAGGGGCCGCCGCAGTAGGTGGTGTTGCAGATACAAGCATTAACGGTACAAAAACAATAGCATCTATAAAAAGCAACGATGCAGTAAATATAACAGTAACAGACACAGTAACCAGTACAGTAAATAACGGTGGAGGTGACGGAGTTACTATAGATGGTTTGTCACCCAATAGCCCATTTGTAGCAACTACTTCTGGAAGTACGACCGTCACCTTTCACCACACTGCCCATGGTTTAGCCGCAGGAGATACAGTTGCAATTATTGGATGCAACTCTGTAGGTGGTGTGCCTGCTTCTGATCTTAACAAATCACACACAGTAGCTAGTGTGCCAAATGCCAACAGTTTTACTGTTACGGTAGCCACAGCCGCTACCTCAACAGCAGTAGGCGGCGGTGCTTATACCTATGTGAAATTACCTGTTAAGGCTAGTAGCGCGGCAAGAGGTGGTAAGAAAAACACAACCATAAATATTAACGCGGCTAAACCGCAAGAAAATATACGTTTTGCAGTACCAGAATGAAGGATCTAGAAACTATAGCATTTGCACAAAAGGAACTTGATACACCATTTGCCTGGGGTACTAATGATTGTAATACCTTAGTCCTTAAATACATTGATGAAGTATGGGGCAAAGATGTTTTGCACATGATATACGGTAAATACAAAACTAAACTAGGTGCAGTCAAATTTAACAAAAAACAAAAGTACACTTTTACAGATGGCATTGTAGAAGAACTAGGTGCAACAAGGTTACCACCTAAGTTAGCCAGAACAGGTGATATTTTGATAGTACATGATGAGTCATTTGAAATGGGGCATATCTGCATGGGCAGTAATGTTTTATCAGTACCAGAAGACGGCAAAACTAGCATCACTAAGGTTCTAGATTTTGGTTTTTATAATTGGAGTATAAGGATTAACTAATGCCACAGGCGGTAAATTTTGTAGCAGGTGTAGTAAGGTTTTTTCAAGGACTAGCCTGGGCGGCAGGTGCAAGCATTGTTGGTCAACAAGTTATAGGCTATATTGCCGCCGCCGCTTTCTTTTATTCAGCAGGTAGTTATGTAAATAGTCTATTTAAGATCCCAGAAATAGGATTAGCGCAACAAGGCGCAACAGTTTTAAGTAACAGCAGATCAAGTTCTGCACCCTTACCTGTTATTTACGGCGCAAGGCGTGTAGGTGGTGTTCAAGTGTTTGTGTCTGCTTCTCCTGGTTATGTTGATGCAAGCGATGACTACCCAGATGGGCAGATGCCTAATGAGTATCTAAATATGGTTATTGCTCTTTGTGAAGGGCCAATAGGTGCTGTAAAAAAAGTATATGCAAATAATGTAGAAATCTGGCCACAAATGGATGCACGTTTTGAGGGCAAGGCTTATATTAGCGTACATAGAGGTGAAGCAAATCAAGCCGCAGATGCAGAATTAATGGCCACTGCTAGTTCTGACGGTAAACCGTTTGAATGGAATGCTGACTACAGGTTGCGCGGTGTAGCCTATCTTTATCTTAGGCTAGAAGCTGATACGGACGTATGGGGATCTGGTGTACCAACAATAAATGCTGATGTCTTAGGTAAAGTTGTAGAAGATACTAGAAATACCTATTCTGGGACTGCTTTTTCTATAGACCGCTACAGTAATAACCCTGCCTTATGTATAAGAGACTATCTTATAAATACAACTTATGGCAAAGGCATACCATCAAGCCAGATAAGCAATAGTTCTTTTGAAGCCGCCGCAAATTACTGTGATGAAAAAATTACTATCACTAAAGATGATGGCACTACGATTACACAAAAAAGATTCACAATGAATGGTGTAGTGACTGTTGGCGAATCAAGCATGGACATACTAAATAAGATGCTTACGTCTTGCAGAGGTATGCTTGTCTTTAGTGGCGGTTTTTACAAACTCATTATTGATAAACCAGAAAGCGCAAGTTTGACTTTTGATGAGTCAAACATAATGCCTAACTTTAATATAACGTTACCTGGCAAACAAAGCTTGGCCAATAGAGTACAAGCTAATTTCTTTAACCCAGAGAATGAATGGCAAGCTGACTTTGTTTATTCAGAAAGCGACACATACAAAACACAAGATAACGGCTTACTATTAGAAAGAAAGATAGAACTGCCATACACGGCAGACTACTACCAGGCACAAATTATTTCTGAGCAAGTATTAAAACAAAGCAGACAAAACATACTGATTGAATTCAATACAACACAAGAAGGTTTGTTGGCAGAAGTTGGCGATGTTATATATATAAAATTAGATGCGCCTGGTTGGTCTGCTCTTAATAGTGGTGCAGGTAAACTATTTAGAGTTATACAAGTTGGCATAGAAGCAAATGATGAGGTTTCTATAGTTGCCAGGGAATACGATGCTGACGTGTATACGGTAGGTACTGCCAAGACTTTTGACACAGCACCTAACACTGCCCTACCTTCACTAGATACTGTGGTTGCACCCACTAATTTGACCGCCACTGAAACTCTTTTATTTAACGATCCTAAAGTTACTAACAGAGTGAGTCTGTCCTGGGCGGCACCTACAACGCCTTATATCAAACATTATGAAGTAGCGTACATACAAGGCGCTACTGGCAAAACATATACACAAGCAGGAACAGTTACAGGAACACAATTCACAATAGATAATTTAGATCCTAGTGTTTACCAGTTTGCTATAAGAACCGTAAACACAGCAGGATTTATGTCCAACTATGCAACTGTGTTACTGAACGCTAAAGGCACATCTATACTACCTGCGGTTAATCCTCCTGGTATAACAGGTGTGGTTGAAACACTTATATCTACAACAGCAGGTTCAGGTGTTAAAGCAAAGGCGGTACTATCCTGGGTAGCTGTTGCAAACGCAGAATGGGAAGCACTTGGTATATATATAGAAAGTTACGAAGTTGAATATAAGCTAACTTCTGAAACAACAAACTTTGAGCGTTTAGGATCTGCGACTGGCACTTTCTTTGAGTTCTTTGATATTGCTCCAGATAATTATGATTTCAGAGTACGTGCTGTAAACGATGCAGGTATCAAATCACCCTACGCAACTACTACAGCAGAAATAACAGGACTAAGTGCCGCCCCTGCTAACGTAACAAACTTTTATTTAAGAGCAGAAAGCACACAAGCTAACTTGTCCTGGACACCTACTACAGATTTAGATGTTAAGGTTGGCGGTACGTTTGAAATTAGACACAGCGTAGCAACAAGCGGTGCAACCTGGGGTGCATCTTTAAAAATAGGATCTGACGTACCAGGATCTTCTAATTCAGCTTCTATGCCTTTGCTTGTAGGTACTTATTTAATAAAAGCTGTAGATTCAACAGGCAACAAATCTGTTAGTGCGACTGCTATCGTAAATACTGTGTCTGCATCTGTTTTTGACAAAAGAAGTCAGGCTACTATTACAGATACAACCTTTTCAGGAACTAAGACAAATATGGTGGTTGACACTGATAGCGGTGTACTTAAATTTGAAGCTGATACGCTCATAGACAGTAAGACTGAAAATATAGATACCTGGGGATTGTTTGACTCTATTGGTGGTGTTGATACTTCAGGATCTTACGAATTTGCAGACAAGATAGATCTAACGCGCGTCATGTCAGCTACTTTATCTGGAAGCGTGACATTTGCTACCGTTGCAACCTCAGATATATGGGATAACAGAGCAGGCAATATTGATACCTGGGATGCTATAGACGCTAATACATTTGATGATGTAAACGCCACTTTATTTATAGCGTCTACTAATGATGATCCTGCAAGCGGATCTGCAACCTGGTCTGCTTATCAGGAATTTACTATTGGTAACTATTACGGCAGAGGTCATAAGTTCAAGCTTGAATGTACTACTGGCGATACAACACACCAAATCAACGTATCGCAATTAGTTGCGAAAGCAGAAGTTTATTTTAGGTTTGAATCGGCTACTAATACTACTGATGCAAGTGGTAGTGCATTTACTTACGCTACACCTTTCCTGGCTACACCACAGATTGCTATAACAGCTAATGATATGGCCACAGGCGATTATTATGAGATTACAAGCAGTTCTGCTACAGGATTTACATTAAGGTTTTATAACGCAAGCGGATCTGGAATATCTAGAACTGCCTACTATCTAGCAAGGGGATATTGACAATATGAATATGCAACTTACGGTCTTTTGTACAAAATTTATAACATTTAAAGGCAGGTTTTAGATGGCACAACATGATTACGTCATAGCTAATGCTTCTGGTGCTACAGTCAGAGCAGACATTAACAATATGGCACTGGCCATATCTTCCAATAATAGCGGATCTTCCGCACCTAGTACCACCTATGCTTATTTGTGGTGGTTAGACACAGGCAATAATTTATTAAAGTTACGTAACAGCGCAAACAACGCCTGGATTACCATGCCCTTCTCTGTTACGGCTAATAACACAGTTGATATAAACGGCGGCACTATTGATGGTGCTGTAATTGGCGGTAGTTCGGCCGCCGCAGGTACTTTTACTAGCATCAATGCAACTTCAGCTTCTACGATTACAGTAGCAGATAACTCAGACAACTTAACTCTTACATCTACTGATGCTGATGCGAATAGTGGCCCAAACCTTAGACTATACAGAAATTCTGGTTCACCTGCGGATGATGATTTTTTAGGCCAAATAGATTTTGAAGGTCGTAACAACAATTCACAAGACGTAGTTTATGGAAAAATTTATTCAAGAATTATGTCTACCGCTGATGGTGCAGAAGATTCTAATTTATATTTTGAATTAATAAAATCAGGTACTAACAGGTTGGCATTAATGTTAGATAGAACGGAAGCTGTATTTAATGATGATTCACAAAATATAAACTTTAGAGTTGAATCTGATAACGATGCTAATGCTTTGTTTCTTTGGGGGCAATATGGACATCTTGGTTTGGGGACTACAACACCTGATAAAAAATTAGTTGTTTCAGACGGTGGTGCGCAAGGCGTTGAAATATCTCCTGCTGAATCAGGAGTTAGCCGTATATTTTCTTATAATCGTAGTTCAAGTGCTTATACTCCTTTAAACATACAAGGTGAATATATAACATTTGGCACAGGTACGAGTAACGCAGAAAAAATGCGTATCAACTCCGACGGTTCACTGACGCTCAAGGGAGGAAGTACAACTGGCAGACAAGATTTAGTATTTAACAATGGCAATGTTTCAGTAGCTGATGGTTCAACTTTTTCAGTAACAAATGCTTTAAACACTGGTTGTTTAATTTCTATAGGGCAACAAAGAAGTAATGTAGGTGTAACTTATGACCATTGTTTGTTATTTGCAGAAACTGGAACAGCATTTACGGTTTTATCAGACCCTTCTAACAGATTTGCTATAAATAGTGCAACAACAGCCAATAAAACTAATATTTATGTAAATGGCAACACTATAGTGATATTGAATGAAGTAGGAACGACAAACACTTATAGTATTGCAGCTTTTGTGTTCCAAGGTAATTAATAAAAAGGAGAAAAAATGGCACTAAAATATGAAATAAATATGTTTGAAACTGACCCAAATGATGCATCAAAAACCTTTGTAACTTTAGTAGTTACAACAGAAGATGAAAAATCTTTTGCAATTAGTAAGTCAATCACAACAGGCAGTAATACTGATGCTCAGATAATAAAAGCAGCACAAACAGAAGCCCAGTCTGAGATTGATACATGGGTATCACAAGTTTCTAACATAGGTAAAACTTGGAACCCAGAAACAGAAAAAATTGAATAGTTAATACATAGAACATTAATTTAGGAGTGCAAAATGAATATAAAAAATGAAGAAAATAAAAGAGAAGATAAAGGAAGCCTGGAACAAGCTGAAAGCGCTATTCAAAGGCAAACCTTCAGCATAAATTTAGTTGATGGCAGTGTTATAAGTAGTGACACATTAGATGACGAACAATATCTAATAGCCGTAACGATGCAACATCTACAAAAACAATTAGACGACTTCACAGAGCAGGTACGAGAATTTGAACTTAAAAAAAGACACTTTATGTATGAGCAAGAAGAGTTGTCAAAACTGTTAAATCTTGATGGAAAAACAGACTGAAACAATCACTACACTAGAAGCGTATCAGCGTGAAAACTCTATACGCTTTAAGTACATTGAAGACAGATTAGACGAAGGATCTGCAAAATTTAAAAGACTAGAAACTATTATGTGGGGGATCTACCCTCTCATCATCACTACCCTGCTCGCTTCAAGGTATATCTAATGTATGAGTATGCTTGCGAAGTTGAAAGAATCATTGATGGAGATTCTTTGGTCGCTCGCATATCTCTTGGTTTTGATATTCACTTTAGTTCTTCTGTTAGGCTATTTGGTGTTGATACCCCTGAGAGCCGCACTAGAAACCTGGATGAAAAAGCTAGAGGATTACTGGCCAAAGATTTCTTAAAATTCTGTATAGAAAACGGCAAAAAAATTGTCATAAAAACAGAGTTAAAAGACTCCAGGGGCAAGTTTGGCAGAGTCTTAGGCACTATCTGGGTTGACGGCCTAAACGTGAACCAGGCATTAATAGACAATCATTTAGCTGTTGCCTATTTTGGCCAATCTAAAAAAGACGTAGAAAAAGAACACCTGGCTAATCGCCAAAAACTTATAGATCTAAATATATTTAAACCTGACTAATGGATGATGCTGTTTTATTAGTATCAGAATTAGGCGTACCAACGGCCGCACTAATAGCTGTAGGGTTCTTTCTCTACAAACTTATATTTAAGATTATTGACGGCATGACAGAAAAGGTAGATGTCTTAGATGATAAGGTGCAAGCAAGCCTGGATACTATGGAAGACAGGCTAACGACTAAGTTAGATTCACAGTATGGAATTATTGTTAGTCTCATTGACAGGGTAAGACAAATAGATCAATCGCTAATCAGAAACGATATTTTGCTAAAGACTTTAGTAAAAATGCCAGAGTTGATTGATACCAATGAAATAACTAAGGCACAGAAAGATGACCAAAGGAAAGATTAGTTTATTTCTGCTATTCCCTACCCTGGTTCTAGCTGATGAAATGGTACACGAATTTAAGTCACCTGCTTTTAGCGGTGTCGGTACATCTAGTCATTACTTAACAATAGACTCACAAGAAACAAGCAGAAAACAAGCTATCCAGGACGAGATAGAAGCGTTACAGGACGAAATAGAACGCGAACAATCTAACACCGTAGAAGCCAGGTTTATGAGAAACCTTACTTCCAGGATCTATGCCAATATTGCCAGGCAAGTAGAAGATGCGTTGTTTGGTGAAGATCCTAACAAAAGCGGATCTATGGAATTAGACGGTAATAAAATTGAATACGAGATAACAGATGATGAAGTTAGAGTTACAATCATTTCAGAAGATGGGACAGAAACGACCGTTATCGTTCCTATCGGCGGCTTTACTTTCTAGCTGTACCCTAATGA